GTTCCCCCGTCAGGCATATGAATTGTCAAGCCGGAGAAGGCAGGTAGTATACGTGGGCGATGCCTATGTCAGGGGGTTGCTAAGGAACTCTGGAGTGAGGAACGAGGACATCACGCCCGACATAATGAATCTAAAGAGGCAGCAGGTGATTCTTCAGCGCAACACAAAGCAATTGAAAAGGAGGCTTGAGAATGAACCAAATCATCAAGATACTTGAGGAGAGTAACAGGAGGATGAGAAAAATCAGCAAGGGGGGCTACGAGATGGAGGAAATGCGGCTGGCACAGGCTGAAGCGAACATCCAGATCAAGACCGTTAACCTAGTGGTTCAGGCATTCGCCGTTGCGTCGAAGAACAAGCGGGCATTGCCCGGCTTATACAAGATGGGCCTCATGGACCCACACACGGCTGTCGATTTACTGTTGGGAGACCCAGAGCTTGACAAGCTGAAATGTCCCGAGCGGGACGGCGGGCTTATCACGCGGGCCGAGTGCCTGGACTACGCGGGTAGCCACGAGTCTTGCACAAACTGTGAGGAGAAGGGCGAAACCAACAACCGCCTTCTTGACAAATGAAATGCCCTAGATGCAAAGCCAGGCTCAAGGTCACAAACACATGGAACGAGTCTGATAGGCTCGTGAAGCGCCGGCGCCTCTGCCCCGATTGCGGGTATCAGCAGATCACGTTCGAGGAATTGACGTTGACCGCCGAAGAGAACTGGCAATGCTGCTTTACCCCGGAGGAACAGAGAAGAGTACGCAGCGCATCGAATACTCACAGACATAGCCCCATCCCTGCCCGTCGGTAACGCCGCGCTTGAATCGGCCATGCTGGAACCATATGTGTATCTTATTTCGACCCTTGCCAAGTAAACGGCGCGTCGCCTTCAATGTCCCACGCGTCCCCGGCCTCGACAATCGCCGATCCGTCGTCAAACACATATCTCACCGGATACCCCGCGAAATGACTAGACCGGTCTGTGCGCTCGTAGGCTCGGTTGCCGTCGTCGTCAATGTATTCCCTGGCATACTCAACGTCGGCATCCTTTACCAGCGATTCAAACCCGTCCCAGTTCTGTCCGTCATTGCCAAGTTTCGCCGCTACCCTCTCTGCCATTGTGATCGCCATTTGGGTTTCCTCAGAGAAAGCGCCTGGAAGTGTTAGGCTCACATGAAGCCCCCGGCTGTTACCAGTACCGGATTCCAAGCGCTCTTGATTCCTGATTGCCGTGAAACAGAAAAGGATCATATCGGCGATCCCTCCGCATGTGATTTCAACGCTCTTACAGTACCATCTATGGTACCGATGTCAAGGTTTTCGTGCCCAGTGCCATCCTACGGCACCCCTTCAAGGGACTTCACTCTCCGACCCATACCACAGTACCCCCTGCAACGTCTATCGACCTTCTGAGGCCCGTGCAAGGGGTATTCCAGCCGCTCTGAGCATGGTTTGAGGATGTCTCCAGCATCACTCTCCTGGGGTTGGCCGAGGGACCGCCAATCGATCCCCCGGCCGGAGGATTGGCCCGGGGTGCATCGTGACCAAACGGCAAACCCCGGACCGGAATGGACCCGGCAGGGGTGAAGCGCAATCAACTCCCCTGCCTATGCACACCCAAGGGAGCGAAACCCTGGGGTAGTGCCCTACGTTAGCGCCGTTGCGCTCCGGTCACTGGTATAGCGTGGTTCAAGCACCGCCACCGCGTGGGCAATGCCTGAAGATGCCGCATTGCTGATACTCAGCGATAGCCACTCCTCTCCATTAGCAACGTCCATCTCTGACGCATCAATCGACAATACCAGCATGGTGCTTGCGTAGCTGGCAGCCGTTAACGTGATGCCGCTTGCCGCCGTTGCCGTGGCATTAGCCGCTAACACATCAGCACTTGAAGATCCGATAGTGCCGCCGGCCAAAGCATAGTCAAACGCCATCGCTGACGTTAGTGCCGCTGCCGTGGCTCCGCTATAGACTTTCAGCACTGCGTTGCCGGTGATCGCGCCAAAGGTGACAATGACGTCCGCTCGATGGAAATTCTCCATATTGATGGAATCCATCGTCACACCGGCGCCATAGTCCGCTGAGTTTAGGAGCGGCACAACCTTCTTTTCCTCTGCTAGTCTCATGGTTGCACCTCCCTATGCGCGCTCATCCAACTTAATGAAGTGTGATTGCGTATTGGTGCCATTTGCAGGGGTGATCGCTGATGCAAGCACCGGCTGCCCCGAGACTCGGACAACAAACCTGAATACCGATTCATCATATATAACAGTTATTCCCAAGGTTTCCCGAGGGCCTGGACTATCCCTTCATCTCAGTTACTGAGAGCCCCCCGTCTAGTCTCTACACCTTCATACCACGGATGGCAGCTTGGCTCGGGATTGCCGTATGCTTGCGCACTTAGGTTTCCCCGAGTTTGAGGGGTGTTCATCTGGCAGTCGCCCGCCAGAGAGGCCTGATTTGACCTTACATGAATCGACACATCGGTCTGCATCCCGCCCTTCTCTGCCAAGATGTAGCCATTAGCAAAGTCGGCCAGGTAGATATCACCGGTATCACCCAGGGTCTGGCACTGCTCGATGGGTAGCACCGGACGTCCAAACAATGTCCCGTAAGGACTCGCCGCGGCCCCGCCGGCCGGCAGATACACTGGCACACCACCGGTGCCGACAGCTAAGGACATTGCATAAAGCTGCGGCTCGCAGTCCTGGTTTATCAGCCATACTGCAGTCTGCCTCGACGGTGCCAGAAGCCTCGACCACATCTTCATGATATTCTCATACACGATGGTGTCAGCTGCCTGGCCGCTCTCCTTGGTCACGGAGATCATGCACCCGGCATTGAGAATGCCTAAGGGCTGTCCGGCACCGGACCCGTTGATTATCACATCGTCCAGGGCAAAGCCGATCTCTGACGCGAAGCCCTGGCGAATCACACTTTCCAACGCCGAGTGATCCGCAATCAGCTCATCAGTCGCGTAACACAACCCGATCAGCTTGTTCAGCTCCAACGTGATCTGCCGGAAGGTCGGCTTGCTGGCAACCTTTTCCCCGGCTTCCGCGGTCCAATACGACCGTATCCCGCCCCACCGGGAGCCCGCAACCCTTGACGTTTCGTCGATGCCGTTGATCTTGATTGAATTGGCGTTGCCGGAAATCTCAATCCGTCGGCACCGACTGGACAACACACCGGTTGAGAAGACACTTCCCAGCAACTCGCTGGCATAGTCCTGTTGCAGTAGGAACCCGCCGTCACTGGGGACGCCTTCACCCAGACCGGTTACCGCTCGGACCTCATGCAACCTCGGGTCAAGTTGCCCCCCAGGCGTACCAGCCGCCCGGACCGCAACTAACTGCTCTCCAAAAGAGGAAAACGGCCCATCTCCACCGCGGTGGCTGTGGCTGCCGTTGCTGTCCTCGAAGGTCAGGGGCCGGTTTACAGTCGGAAAAGCAGACCGATAGCCTTCAATGCTCTCCAGCTCCTTGACCTCTTGAGCGATCTGCTCATACCGTTTGATCAGTCGCCCGGCCTCCCTGATTTCCCCGTCGGTCGGGGTGGTTCCACGCTGTTCATGTTTTGATTTTGTCTGCTCCAATTGAGCAAGAATCCCCTTTGCCTCTAATCTCATTTGCTCGACGTTCATTAGATAATACCTCCGAATCTCATGTTTTGAGTTATCCAGAGGCGTTGGTCACAACGTCTTATACTGTCCAAAGGTTAGTGCCACGCTTGAGGCTGGATACCATCGGTCACGATGGATCAGCCAAGCATTTGGTGCACCGGTCACGGTGTCTCACAGTCTCCCGGTTATCACCTCACAAGCCGCAAGTGTGCGGATTGGGTGTTTTCTGTGTCGTTTTCATCAGAATCGGCCCGTTTTCGGGTCAATTCCTTGAGTTTTTCCTTCTCCTGTCGTTCTCTGCGTTGCGCTTCGAGCATCATTTGCTCTTCATCTTCCATCAACAGACCCAAGCGCTTGAGATACTCAAATTGTGTCTCATATATCGGCCGGTCAGCATAACCACCGACCGACAGTCGCGCCTTGCCAAAAGAGATGCCCTCATCCCACAGAGCATTCTCCGCCCGACAGAGGATCCGCCGGCGCTCCGGCGCTTCCCATTTCCACCATGCCCAGGGCCGACTGCCGTAAGGGACAACCCACTGCCATTCAGCGCTGCCAATATCGGCCATGAGCAAATCTCTGTGCTTCTCCCAGGTCTCCCTTGTCTCTTCATCGGTTCTGAAAGGCGGCTCCGGTTGACTTAGGAGATTGTGGCCACTATGTTGAAACTCTCGTTTCTCATACGTCAATTCATTGGGGTTGAGCTTCTTTCTCGGTCCTCGCTTCTTGATAGTCGGCATGTTTCCTCCCTACGTTCCCGGTGGCCGTCCCATCGGTCCCGGTGGTTCTATATCGAGGTTCAGCATCCGCCACGCCTGCAGGAATCCGCTCCGCGCCTCTTTCTCTATCCTCAACGCCGGATGTGGCTTCAGGTGACCCGTGGGTGTTTGCACCGTTACCCCTTCGGCGTCAACTTGCTGCCTAGCTGCGTTCATTCGGTCGTATGCTTCCAAGGCAGTTTTGAGCAGCACCAGGGCACTGGAATCAAATTCATAGTCGCCATTCAGCTGCCGCCAGATGCTCCTGGCTTCCTTGGTCAGATGCTTCGGCGGTCTCTCCGGATTCAGGTTCATGGTCGCTTTTCAATGCCAATTGCCAGCTCTCTAACAAATGATCTCTACCCTGTTTCTGGTCTTCTGAGC